TTGGATGGGCATATGATGGAAATCCAATCTACGGTCCATATGGTTATAGTGATCCATTAGATCAAAATAGTGGAAGGCGCATCCTGGAACCTGGATACGTTCTTGATGTTGCTTCGGTTGACAGTCGTCCACCTGGTTTTACTAATGGTTTCTTTGTCGAAGATTATAGATTTGATGAATCTGGAGATTTAGATAGACACAACGGAAGATTCTGCAAAACACCAGATTTTCCAAATGGAACTTATGCTTATTTTGCAGGTATTGCAACAGGCGGTCTATTTACACCTAGATTCCCATATTTCATTGGAGACAGATTTAAGTCTCTGTACCAAGGAGTAGATCTTGGTCAGGATGATGGAATTGATAACAATGATCTAGTAAGAAACACTTTCCCATACAGAATCAAAGATGATTATGCATCTAATGATTATTTGAATGAATCTTTACAGCAAAATAAGCAAGAAGCAATTATTGCATCTACAGAAAAAGGCACTATTGATTCTATCGAGATAAGAACCAGAGGTGACAATTACAAAGTAGGAGACCTACTCAACTTTGACAATGTTGGAACTGATGGTGGAGGTGCTAGAGCAACTATTTCTAGTGTAGAAGGTAAGTCTATAACTTCTATTGCTTCTTCAACTTTAGAATACTCTGAGGCTATTGTAACTAGAGAATCAAATAACCAGGTTGCAATTCATATACAACCAACACATCAATTAGTTGTAAATGATGTAGTTTCAATTTCTGGACTATCTACTTTCTTACCAAATCTAACTGGACTTAAGACAGTTGGGGTAAACACTGATACATTTAACATCTACAAAGATATCCCAGCAAATGCATCTGCTGGATTAGTAACTGATGTTTATATTTCAAATATTCCAAATTCTCTTTCGATTGGATCAACTATTGGAATCGGAACTGAACTTCTCTCCGTTCTCAATATCTTCCCAACACCAAAAATTGTAAGAGTTAAGAGAGGAATTACAGGAACAGCACATACAACATCAACAACTGGTTTTGTATATCCAAATAGAATCTTTGTTGATGCTCAAACTGGGTATTTTAATTCTAATTTAAATGAGAAGATTTACTTCAATCCCCACCAATCCGTTGGTGTAGGATCCACTTCTGGTGTTGGTATCGCAGTAACAAATACCCTTGGTGATGTTACTAAGGAGATAAACATTCCAACACGTAGCATCTATCTACCAAACCACCCATTCTTAACGGGTCAAACCGCCATCTTAAGAAAGAATGGAGGAGGCAATAACATTTCTGTTGCTAATACTGAAACAGAAACTCAGTTTGATCTTCTTAATAGTGGATCCGAAACAGTTTATACTATCAAAAAAGGTCCAGATTTTATTGGAATTGTAACACAAATTGGTCTAACAACTTCAAGCAGCGGACTTTTCTTCTTTAACAATGGATCTGATAATTATGAATATTCGATTGAACCAACAGAAGATCAGGTAACGTGTATCGTTCAGAAGAATGACGCTGTTGTTTCTGTATCAACATATCATAATCTACAAGTAAAAGATAGAGTTACTCTGAACGTAGTTCCAGACAGATCGGTAGGAATTGGCACTTCAACTTCAGTTATCGTCAAGTATAATAACGATATTCAAAAAATCGTTATTGATCCTGTAGGATTTACTTCAGCATCTATTGATACCTCTGAAAATACGATTACTCTTACAAATCATGATTTCACTACTGGCGAAAAGGTATATTATGATTCAACTGACCTTGTAACTTCTGGTCTTGAGACTGGAGTTTACTATGTACATAAGGTTGATAAAGATAAGATCAAACTTTGCGATACCTTTGATGACACTCTTGCTTCTCCACCAGTAGTAGTTTCTCTTGCTTCAACTGGAGGAGCTTCTCAGGAACTATCGGCAGTTAATCCTAAGATAACTCCAACCAAAGGAAATGATCTTGTATTTGACCTATCTGATGCTTCTCTTGCTGGATTTGAATTCAAAATCTATAGGGACTTTGAGTTTAACAACGAATTTGTTTCTATTGCAAATACAACGACGTTCTCAACTGCTGGTGTTGGAACAGTTGGAATTGCAACTACAGCATCTTTAACTCTCAAGTATTCTGATCAGTTACAAAATCCACTCTTCTATAATGTAGAAAGATCTGGATTCATCTCAACTGCTGATGCAACGGTTAAAGACTTTAATCAAATTCTTTATACAAAGAGTAAGTATGATGGATCTTATTCTATTATTGGCGTTGCAGATACAACTTTCGTTATTACTCTAACTGATATTCCCGAGTTTGATTCCTATAATACAGATAATACAACATCGATGAAGTATACGACTACTTCATCTAATGCATCTGGTCCAATTGGAACTATTAATATAATCTCTGAAGGTTCTGCATATAGATCTCTTCCTGCGATTTCAAGCATTACCTCCACAAATGGCAGCGATGCTCTTCTATTCCCCAAATCAAATAAACTTGGTAATCTGAAGCAATTCAGAATTGGTCAACAACTTATAGAATTTAATACTGATAAAACACTAAGTCCAAAAGCTGCTTTACCAGCAACTATTGAACTAAAAGATAATTTAACTATTGATGAAATTGAAATTTTAAGTGGAGGTAATAATTATACTATTGCACCAGATTTAGTTATTGTTGATTCCGTTACTGGTATAGAGCAGGATGGTATACTTCTATCTGAAATTGGATCAAGTTCTATTGATAATGTAACTATTTTTGAACAACCAACTGGAATGAGTTTTAATCCAAAAACTATATTCGCAGTCAATAATACTAACGGTGTTGGCATTTCAACAATGCAATCCTCTTTGAGTGGCATTGTTACTTGTTTCTTGACAACTCCTCTCTTAGGATTCAGTACAAGTGTATTTGCAATTGGAGACGAAGTATTTGTTGAAGGTGTAACCAAAAATGGAACTGACGGTACAGGATTTAATTCAGCAGATTATGGATACCAGTATCTAACAGTTCTTTCATATTCAAACACCATTCCCGCTAAGGTTGAATATAGTGTTGCTGGTTTAACAACCAATCCAGGTCTTGCAGACACTACTCAAAGCTCTTTTGCCAATATGGTTAAGAGATCTGATTTACCTGTGTTTAAAGTAACTCAGAAGAAGTCAGAATTTAGTATTGGAGAAAATATAACCGTAAATGGTGCGAATACTGATCTATTCATTTCTTCTATTCTGAAAGATTATATTAAAGTTACTGGTATATTCGAGTTAAAGGTTGGAGATGTAATTAGAGGAAATATTTCTGGTTCTAAAGGAACTGTATCTTCTCTGAATACAAGCGATGGTAGATTTACTGTAGATTACTCTGTAAGATCTGAACAAGGTTGGAAGACTAATACTGGTGAACTAAACAATGATATTCAGGTAACACCAGACAATGACTACTATCAAAATCTCTCTTACTCTATTAAGAGTCCTATTCAATATAAGGATTCTATTGATTCCATCAATCGTCTAGTACATACATCTGGTCTTAAGAACTTTATAGACACTGAACTAAGTTCTACAAGTTCTGTCAGTATTGGTAGTACATCACCTACAGCCCTTAATTTCATTGATTTAAGTTCTGATAATAGAGTTGATACAATTTATGGATTCGCTCTCAGTAGAGATACTGAAATTTCTGCCCTAAATGCATTTACAAACTCTTCAAGATTTATTGAACTCGGAAATAGGAAACTTGTAGATAGTTTGATCTGCAGAACAAATAGAGTTCTTGAAATTGATGATGTTAGTGATCAGTTTACAAATAAAGAAAACGTAATTGATGAATTCATTGACCTTGATGAGTACACCAAAGATATTGCAAGATTCCTTGTTCAAGTTAGAAGCACTGATGGACTGCAAACAGCAATCTATGAATTGATTCTTATATGGGATGAGTTGCAAGAAAATGTTCTTACTCTAAACAAAGCATACCTCTCCAGCACAGGAGTTGGCGTTACTTACTCTGGCGCAGATTCTTCCGAGATTACAACTCTTTGGGATGAGAGAGAATTTGCAACTATAGTTGGTAATATCGACAACTTTGATGTTCTTTCTGTAAGATTTACTCCTGAAGATGTATTTAATATTGACTATGATATCAAGTTTATCAAAGATACTTTCAATAGCAATGCTGTTGGACTAGCATCTACTTCTATTGGATTCATCAAGAATCAGTCCTCATATCAAATTGCGGGCGCAGGCGGTACAGCGACATTGTTCGAATATGATTCTGCCGACTTTGATGCGGTTCATGTTCAAGCGCATATTCATGATGGAACCGATAATGTTCAGAACTTCCTGGAGATGTATCTACATCATGATGGAACAGATACCTACATAACTGATTACTACTTTGACAGCAATCCTTCAGAAGGTATTAGTGGAAATGATTTCACTAACTTTGTACCAGAACTAAGCGGCGGAGTTCTTTCTCTCAAGTTTGTAAATACTGGTTCAAATGATATTGAAGTAAAAACTAATGCGGTTGGATTCGGAGCAACATCTAATGGAATTTCCACTCTAAGATTCCAGTCTACTGGTGTTCCTGATGGATCTGAAAGAAGTGCTTATTATGAATCAAATTATGCTGTAGGCACTGGAGTAACAGAAATCTTCAGAGGTTCTAAGCAACTATTCACTTCTGTTAAGAGTTTAGTCAGTGTTAATAATGGTTCTGACTATGCATTGCACCAAGTTTATGCTATAAATTCTGACGAAACTAACACATTCTCTACACAAGCTCCATTTATCTCTATTGGTAGCACAACTGGTATTGGAACTTTTGGTTCGGACTTTGACGGAACAGACTTTATTGTTAAGTTCTTCCCCAATGTTGATGCTTCTGGAATTGTAACTGTAAAAGCATTTAATGAAGCACTTTATGAACTAGTTGACCTAGAAAATGATTATGAGGATATTGATTACGGATTCATCAAAAAGCAAGAACTAGGAATTGCTCTCTATGATGCAGTTAACAGTCCAAGAATTAATAAGAATGAATTTGAGATGGAATATCAAGGTATTCCAATCTTTAAGAAGACATTTAATCCAGCGAATACAACTGTCCTAGATCGTGAAACTGGCGTATTTACGATTGAAAATCACTTCTTCTCTGATGGAGAAGAGTTAATCTACAGAGCAGGTTCAACTGTTGTTGGAATCAATTCATCTTCTGTTGGTATTGGAGAGACGGCAGATTCTGTTGGTGTAGTTACAAATACACTACCATACAGAGTTTGGTGCGATAGAATTACTCCAAATACCTTCAGACTTTCAACAAGACCCGAATATGTAACAGCAGGAATTTATGTCACCTTTACTGACATTGGGGAGGGTAATGCACACTCTCTTGAGATGGTTAAGAAGAATGAAAAGACTATCTTCGCTCTCGATGATCTAATTCAAGCACCTCTAGCATTTACTCCAATTGTTTATGACCTTCAAGGTAATGGCGGTTCTATTAGTGCTGCAGCAACAGTATTTGCTCTATCTGGTATTGCATCTATTGTAAACGGGGACATTCTCAAGATTGAAGATGAATACATGAAGGTTGGCGGTGTCGGTTTAGGAACGACATCTGTTGGACCAATTTCGACGGGAGATATCAATCTAGTTGAAGTTGTAAGAGGTTTTGTTGGAACTGCCGCTACAGATCATATTGAGCCAAATGACGCTAGAATTTACAGAGGTTCTTACAATATTTCTGGAAACAGAGTATTCTTCACTGATCCTCCAAAGGGCAGCGGACTTGTAACTCTTGATGATTCTGGACTACCAAGAACATTCTCTAAGTTTAGCGGAAGAACATATCTAAGACAGAGTTATGAAAATAACCTTGTTTATGATGATATTTCAAGACAGTTTACTGGTATTGCACAAACCTTCGTAGTTCAAAACACTGGAGTCAACACTACGGGTATTGAGACTGGAAGCGGTCTGGTTCTATTAAATGGTATCTTCCAGACACCAACTACTGACAACAATGCAGGAAATAACTTCTCATATGGAGAGGTTGCAGGTGTTTCTAGTATCACATTTACTGGTATTACCTCAACTGATGGTAGTCAGGTAACTTCTATCTCTGATGTCAATCAAAATGGTTTCCCAAGAGGAGGTTTGATTGTTTCTCTTGGTTCTACCAACGGTCTCGGATTCGCACCTCTAGTAGGAGCAGACATCCTTCCAACCGTTTCTGGCGGAGTAATTACTGGAGTAGTAGGAGTACCAACCTACGGTCAATCACTTGGTCTCGATACTTGCTCATATAACAATGAGAGTGGAATCCTTGAAGTAACAACTGCCACTGCACACAACCTGAAAGATCATAACCAGCAAGTTTGGTTAGAGGGTCTTGAGTTCTCCTGTGCTGCTCCTCATGCAGGAGTCACAACTACAATCTTCCCAGATGGAACTCTTGGAAATGTATTTGCAATTAGCGGAATTGTTTCTACAACCACGTTTAATGTTAACGTAGGAACTAGCACTATTCCTCATACTTACATGGGTTCTGGTGCCGCATATCCATACTTCAGCAGACTTAATGTTGGATCTGGTTATAATGGTCTTACTGGAATTGGAATCAGTGTATATGAAGAAGGTCACACTGGAGCAGCTGCAACAATTACGGCAGTTGTCGGTGCTGGTGGAACTCTAACCTTCACTGTTGATGGAGGAGGAAGCGGTTACACTAATCCAGATATTCTCGTTGATGCTCCATCATATTCAAACTTGGAAGTTCAGGGAACATTCAGAAGAGGAATCGGTTCTACAACTACTACTGGAGTAAATCTCCTAATGTCCGTAGAACTTGGACCAAACTCTCAGTCAATCTATGGAGACCGCTACGCAGATGCCGCTGCATTGCTCGAAAGCAACAAAACTTTCATTGCCGAGATGGCAGTTGGAAGAATGCTAGATGAATATCCTTCATTCACAATTCCAACTGGAAATCAGGCATGTATTGATGATGCTGTCGATGTTGTTGAGGCAATTGCCTACAACTTGAGATTTGGTGGAAATGACGCAACTTATGACGCTGCAACGTTGTATATCAGCGGAGCACATGTTGCTGGAGAAGAAAACGAATCGATTTATGTGTTCAATGAGGTCGGTTATCTAGCAAATAATATTATTAATAACGTTGCTGTTGCAAGATCTGGTTACACATCGGAAGATCAAGTATTTGATTTCAGCATTACTGCCGATCCTCTAACGGGATTCAATACAAGTCCAAGTTCTTGTGCAGATGTACAATCTGCAATCACATCTTTCGTAGGCATTGTAACAAATGCTATTGGTCTTAGCACAATCCCTGGCAGCAGAACTATTGCTCCTGCATCTCTATATGAAGTCGCGAGATTTAGTATTGATAGGCAGGGATATGCCTTTGAACCTGGAGATAAATTCAAACCAGTCGGTCTTGTTACTGCTCTAGGACTAACTTCCCCAATCGAAGAGTTTGAGTTAGAAGTAACAGATGTTTACTATGACACATTCTCCTCTTGGCAGTTTGGTCAACTTGACTTTATCGATCCAATCAAAGTCCTTCAGAATGGAACAAGATCTGTATTCCCAATGTATTATAATGCAGAACTTGTAAGTTTCGAGAAAGATCCTCTAGATCAAGATTCTGCACTCATTGATATGGATTCTGTTCTATTGGTATTCATCAATGGTGTTCTTCAAGAACCAAAATCTGCCTATCAGTTTGATGGAGGTTCTGCAATTCAGTTTATTTCTCCTCCAAAACCAGAAGATAATATCTCAATCTTCTTCTATCAGGGAACTAGAAATGTTGATGCAACCAACTTAGATATCAATGAAACAATCAAACCAGGAGACTCTGTTTTCCTCAACAGATTCCCAGGAATTACAACATCAGTTGATCAAAGAAAGAGGAGAATTGTTTACTCAATTCCAAGTGCTCAGAGACTACAAACTAATGTTTACTCTGATATCGGTATTGACGATACTAACTTCAGAAGTTTGGATTGGACTAAGCAGAAGAGAGATTTATTTGTAAATGGAGATTACATTTACAAGTCTAGAGATTCTCTTGAGGGTATGGTTTATCCTACCGCCAAAATTATTGCTGATGTTAGCGATTCTGATACTGTCGTGTATGTCGATAATGCACAGTTCTTCAATTATGAAGAAAATGAGTCTAGTGTTGTAACTCCATCGGTTGATGCATTCTTAACTGACGATATAAGTGTCGTTCCTGCGGCGTTTACTGCAACAGTAACTTCAACTGGAACAGTTTCTGGAGTAACTATTACGAATGCTGGAGCTGGATATGCTTCAACTCTATCATCAATAAATCTTGCATTCTCTGCTCCTAAATTTATTGGTGTTGGTATTGGAACTACCGCAACGGCAACAGCAACTATTACAAATGGTTCTGTTTCTGCGGTAACAATTACAAATGTTGGTCTTGGATATACTAATTCTCAAAATGTAGCAGTTGCTCCTCAAGTCATTGCGGAACAACCTAAGAATGATCATGAACTACTAACATCAATTTCTGTTGTTCAGGGTAATACTGGCATTATTACTGGCATCAAACCAGTTACGGGTATTGGAACAGACTTGGCACTTAAGTTCTACACGGACAATACCACCGATCTTCAGGCAGGATATTACATCCTCGTTACTGGAACAAATGTCGGCAGCGGAGTTACTTCAATCTTTACTCATGATGATGACATCATTGGAATCGGTACAGAATACTTGAATAATGTTTACAGAATTGATTCTGTTCCTGTTATTAATGAGATTGTATGCAACATTGCATCAAATACTGTTACCGCTGGAATTGAGACTCTTGGAACTTCTGTTTACAATCCAAATGGATATTTCTCCTGGGGCAGACTTTCCAATATAACTAGAGATAGTTCCAATCCCATCTCGATTGGTGTAACTGGAAGAACAATTTCTGGTCTATCAACGTACCCAATTCTTCAAAGAAGAGGTTATGGATTGAGAGATAATGGATCTATCAGAAAAATCCTCCCAGATTAAACTATAAATAGAAAGAAAACTGCTAAAAAATGTCGGCAATTATAACTGATCAATTCAGAATATTAAATGCGAATAATTTTGTTGAGTCTGTTGAGAACGCCAACAACTCTTACTACATTACTGTAGGATTGCCAAATCCTGCTGCGGCAGTTGGATATGGAAGGGTAACTAATTGGGATTCCAATGTCCCTTCCCCAACTGACAATTTTGATTATGTTGCTCATACCGTAGATACTACTCTTTTCGGTAAGAAAGTTTCATCTGCTAACTGCAGAAGACTGATTAGAAGAGTAGACTGGACTAGAGGGACTCGCTATGAAATGTATCGACATGATTATAGCGTAGATAATCAATCTCCAGTAACTTCGTCTACAAGACTGTATGATGCAAATTACTATGTAATGAACTCTGATTACAGAGTTTACATTTGTATCAGTAATGGTACTAGCGGTATTAACACTGCAGGAACTGCATCTCAAGATGAACCATTGTTTACAGATCTTGAACCATCAAAAGCTGGAGAAAGCGGAGATGGTTATGTTTGGAAATACTTGTTCACTGTAGCACCTAGCGATATTATCAAATTTGATTCTACTGAGTTTATCTCAGTTCCTAATGATTGGGATACCTCGACAGATTCTCAAATTCAGGCAGTAAGAGAGAATGGAGATTCCAGCGTAAATGAGAATCAAATTAAAAAAGTTTATATTGAAGATCCAGGATTGAGCTACTCTGGAGGAGAAGTTGATATTGTTGGAGATGGAACTGGCGCGAAGTGTGTTGTTACTGTAGATAGTAATGGAAAAATTACCGATGCTGTAGTTTCTTCTGGTGGAAAAAATTATACTTATGCAATGGTTGATCTAGGTCCTCTACAACCATCAGGAAGTATTCCAAACCCAGCAAAGTTGATTCCAATTATTCCTCCTGGAAAGGGGCATGGAAACAACATCTATAAAGAATTGGGAACTGATAGAGTTCTACTCTATGCAAGATTTGATGACTCTAATAAAGACTTCCCAACTAATACTTCATTCGCACAAATTGGAGTAATTAAAAATCCATTAAGAGTTAATTCTACCGCCATCTTTGATGGAAATCAATTTAGTGCTACTTCAGCAATTAAATTAAAATTGGATGGAACTATCAGCGGAGAAGAATATCTTACCGTTGGTAAAAAAATAACTCAAAGTGTAACTACTGGTGCTGGCGTTAGTGTTACTGCTGAAGGATATGTTGCGTCATATGATTCGGAAACTAAAGTTATTAAATACTTCCAAGACAGAACACTCAATTATCATCCTTCCGAGTATGACCAGAGAGATTATGTTGGAGTAAGTAGCGAAGGTCAAAGATATGCCTTTGCATTTGATGGTTCTGCCATCACTACTGCAGATGGATTCTCTGGATCTGTAGATTCTGGGTACACTGGAATTACTACAAATCCAACAGGGAACAAGAATATTAATCTTGGTGTTGAGTTCACAAAAGGTCTTGCCGTATCGGAAATAAATAAGTTGTCGGGAGACGTTATCTATCTGGATAATAGACCTGTTGTCGAAAGGAACGCCAGACAGAAAGAAGACGTAAAGATTATCCTGGAATTCTAAGATGCCACAGAAAACTAATTTAAATATCAATCCTTACTATGATGACTTCGATAAAGATGATAATTTTTATCGAGTTCTGTTCAAACCAGGATTCCCTGTACAGGCAAGAGAACTAACAACTCTTCAATCGATTCTTCAGAATCAGATTGAGTCTTTTGGTAGTCATATCTTCAAAGAAGGGTCTATGGTAATTCCTGGGGGGATTACATACGACAGATTCTATGAAGCAGTAAAGGTCAATTCAACTCATTTTGGACTTGATGTCGATTTATATTTGAATAGTTTTGTTGGTAAAAAGATTTCTGGAGCACAGTCGGGCGTAACTGCGACTGTTCAAAAAGTTATCTTCCCTCCAACACTGGGAGTAGAAGAACCAACTTTATATGTAAAGTACTTAAATTCAGATAATTCATTTACATTTAATCCATTTAGTAGTGGAGAAACCCTAATTACCGAAGATACGGTAACCTACGGAAATACTACTATTCAGATTGGCGACACATTTGCATCAACCGTCGATACGAATGCAACCTCTACAGCAGCAGCTGTACACGTCTCTAGGGGCGTTTATTTTATCCGTGGTACATTTGTAGATGTACAAACTGATACGATCGTTCTAGATCCATATACAAACAATCCCTCATACCGAGTTGGTTTTAATATCAGTGAAGAGTTAGTATCTGCTGGAGACGATGATAGTCTATATGATAATGCTAGGGGTTTTTCTAATTATGCTGCACCTGGCGCGGACAGACTAAAAATCAGTGTATCTTTATCTAAAAAAGAACTGACAGATTATGATGATAAGAGTTTCGTAGAGCTTGTCAGAGTTGACAACGGAGAACTTAAGAAACTTCAGAATAAGTCAACTTACTCAATTATTAAGGACTACTTTGCAAAGAGAACTTTTGAAGAATCTGGAGATTACGCTGTAAGCGAATTTGGAGTAGATCTGGGAGAGTCTTTAGATAATAAGTTATCAAATGGCGGTTTCTTTATAGAAACCCAAAAGACGGATCAAAATAATGATCCAAGCGAAGACCTCTACTGTGCTAGAGTATCTCCAGGAAAGGCATATGTCAGGGGATTTGATATTGAATTCCCAGGATCTCAAATTTTAGATGCTGATAAACCAAGAGATACTACAGAAGTTACTTCAGCATCTATCCCATTTGAAATGGGTAATCTCATAAAGGTTAATAATGTTCAAGGAACACCTTTTGTTGGTATTAACAACACCAATAACGTTGTAAAATTACAGTCATATAGAAAAGGAACAACTGCTGCTGATTTAGCAGGTGCAGGAGAAACTATTGGAGAAGCTAGAGTATATTCTTTTGCATTAGCAGATAATGCTTATGATAATACCGACTCTCAGTTTGACTTATATTTGTTTGACGTTCAGACATATACTAAACTTGTCTTAAATGAGTTGGTATTTGCTGGTTATATGCCTCAATCCAGTTATGTTAAGGGATTGAGCAGCGGCGCAACTGGTTATTTGGTTACAGCGCCAGGTCCATCAGGAACCACTGGAATTCAACTAACTCAAACATCTGGTCAGTTTATTGTTGGGGAGCAAATCTCAATCAATGAATCTACAGAATATAGAAGAACTATTATTGATATTGAAGCAAAGAGTATAAAAGATGTGAAGTCAATATGGCAGGAGAGATCTGCTATTGGCGGTATTTCCACTGACTTCTCAGCAGACACTGCACTCTTTGAGAGAACTCCAACTGGATTTGAAATTACTGATAAGATTACTGTTAGTCCAACAGGTATTGTAACTTGTGCTGGTAAGACTTTTAGTGGTATTTCTACAAATTCAGTTATCAAGTTCCAAAGAAATGGTATTGGTTTAACTGCAGCAACATTTAATAGAGTTGCTTCTGTCTCTAGTGACTTGTTGACCCTAACATTGGAAGCATTACCAACGGTATTTGGTGTATGCGACGGAGATCTTCCTGCCGAAGCATCGACAGAAACTACTTTCTCTGTCATGGAACCAAAGATCTTCAATGAAGAAAATTCATATTTGTATGCTAAACTATCAAACCCAAATGTAGCATCAGTTAAATTAGATGATTCTAATCTAACTATTTCTCATCAAGTAAGAGATAGAACAATCAGTGCTACAGGAACGCTAAGTCTTAATACTAATACAATTGGATTTACTAGTGCGTTCTTCGAACCTTTTGATTCTGATAGGTATTCAATTGCATATAGTGATGGTACACTTGAACCATTAGATTCAAGTCAAGTTGAATTTGCAGATAACAGCACTACAATTAACTTTACTGGACTTGCCAAATCTGGTATAGGTAGTGCAACCGTTAATACTACTATCAAGAGACAGGCAGTACAAAGTAAGCAAAAGGACTTTGATAGAAGTGTTCAAGTAATTGTAAGTTCTACTGCTAGCGGAGTAAGCACAAGCATTACTGGTCTTTCTTCTAGTTTCTATTATGGTCTAAGAGTAGAAGATAGAGAGATTTCTCTAAACACTCCAGATGTTGTTAATGTAGTTGCAGTATATGAATCTCTAGGAACTGATACTCCAACTCTAGATACCTTACAATTTGTAAGTGGTCTAGGTTTAGACGTAAATGCAATTGTCGGTGAAAGAGTAATTGGTCAAACTAGCAAGGCAGTTGGTCAAATTGTAACCAGACCTTCTACTACTGATGTTGGATTTGTATATCTAAACGCTAACAAGTTTATTGTTGGAGAAACCGTCAAATTCGAAGAGTCTCTGATTGAGTCCAATCTGCAATCCATTGTTCTTGGAAATTATTTGAATATTACTGATCGGTATGATTTAGATGCTGGTCAAAGAGAACAATATTACGATTATTCTAGAATTGTAAGACGTAAACAGTCAGTAGCTCCATCCAGAAAACTGCTAGTTATCTTTAATAGATATGTAGTTCCTTCAAATGACTCTGGAGATTTCTACACTGTAAATTCTTATTCTGCAGAAAGATATAAGAATGATATTCCAGTACTGAGAAACGGAGTAAGAGCATCTGACGTACTTGATTTCAGACCAAGAGTTGCTGATTTCAATGCTGCTACGGCAACTAGATCGCCATTTGATTTCTCATCTCGTTCTTTTGGATCTTCTAGTGTAAACACAACTGCTGTAGTTGCTCCAAATGAGAGCACTTTGCTTGGTTATGATCATTACCTAGGAAGAATTGATAAGATTGTTCTTGACAAGGAAGGAAATCTTTCCCTGGTTCAAGGAACATCTGCAGTTAGACCAAAAGAACCTACAGTCATTGAAGATTCAATGACAATCGCTAGGATTACACTTCCTCCATACTTGTTTGATGTAGATGATGCTGAAATCACTCTGATTGATAATAGAAGATATACTATGAGAGACATTGGAGGTCTCGAAGATAGAATTGAAAATCTAGAAACTTTCACTTCTTTGAGTTCTCTAGAATTAAGCACACAATCTCTACAAGTTCAGGATGCTCAAGGACTTGATAGATTTAAATCTGGATTCTTTGTTGATGATTTTGCAGATAATGGAAGAATTGATCTAGCAAACGCAGATACAAAAGTATCTGTTGAATCAAATAGAAAAGAGTTGCAGGCACTATTTGATGTCTATTCTCTAGAATTACAACCAGCATTTGATTCATCAGTAAATATGGAATCCGCAGATCTATCTGCAGATCTTCCTCTATTAGACCCAAACACACAAAAAACTGGAGATCTAATTACCCTCAAGTATGAGCAAAAAGGATGGATTGAACAACCTCTAGCTTCTAGAGTTGAGAATGTCAACCCATTCAACATGATTGAGTTTATTGGTGCGATTCAACTAACACCAGCATCTGATAATTGGGTAAGAAACGTATTTGTTCCTGGAGGAACAAGAACAATCACTGGTGGATGGAATGGATCCTTCATTGATAATGTTTTGATCGATAGAAGACCAGAAACCTTTATGCGTTCAAGGAACATTCAGTTCCAAGCAGGTGGTTTGAGACCTCTTGCTAGACATTATCCATTCATGGATAGTATTGGGGGAATTGATTTAGTTCCAAAACTCATTGAGATTACAATGAACTCGGGAACATTTGATGTTGGAGAGGATGTTGATGGTTTCATTGGTCCTGATAGAGTTATTACTTTCAGAACAGCAAGACCAGATCATAAAGATGGTCCATATAACGCACCAACCTTAACTTATAATGCAAACCCTTACAATAAAGCAGAGACATTCAGTACTTCATATTCTGCATCTGCAACAGTTGTAAACGTTGATATTCCATCATTAGCAGCAGCTGCTATCGGTAAATATAATGGTTACGTTGTTGCTGGAGTTAATTTGGTTGGCAGAAGTAGCGGTGCTACTGCAACTGTCAATGATTCTCGCCTAATCGCTGATCCATTCGGTGACATTATTGGAACATTCTTTATTAGAAATCCACTAGCAACACCACCCCCAAGTGTAAGAATTAAAACTGGAGAAAGAATCTTCAGGTTAACATCTAGCGATATTAATGCAGAACCTCTTCCTGGAAGTAAGTTAATCAGTTCTGGCGAGACTACGTATAACTCGACTGGTATTGTACAAACATTCAGACAAGATACAGTTGTCGTAAGAACACCACCCCCACCACCACCAAGAAGAGGTGGAGGAAAAGATCCTCTAGCACAGTCATTTACTGTTGATGAAACTGGCGCATTCCTAACATCAGTAGACCTATTCTTTGCGAATAAGGATCCTAATGAGAAGTGCTATGTTGAAATTAGAACTGTAGAACTAGGAACTCCAACTGATAAATTGGTACAAGATTATGCAAGAGCAATTTTATATCCAAGTGATATTACAACTTCTACTGATGCGTCAGTAGCAACAAATGTCAAGTTCCCATCACCAGTTTATTTGGAAGCAAATAAAGAATATGCAATAGTTGTACTCGCTCCAACGACAAATAACTATGAACTATGGATCGCTCAGATGGGCGAGAAAACTGTAAATGGACAGAACTTACCAGATGCTGAAGCAGTAATGGTAACCAAACAGTATATTGGAGGAAGTCTATTCAAGTCTCAAAACGGTACTATTTGGACTGCAAGTCAGTTTGAGGACATGAAGTTCAAGCTTTATAAAGCAAACTTTACTTCTCAAAAAGGAAGTGCATTCTTCTACAACCCCAACTTAGATGTTGTTGATGAAAATGTTCCTGCTCTAACACCAGATGCTATCAAGATTCTTCCCAGGAAACTTGATGTTGGAATTACTACTGTTACTTTATCCGATGTTACCGATCAACTTACTATCGGAACAAGAGTTAAGGCAAACAATTCTCTAGCAAATGGATACATTGAAAGAGTCGGTGGAGCAGTTTCCTTTACTGGAATTACTACCGCAATTACTGGTGCAGGTTATTCGACTGGAACATATCCTAATGTAACTCTATATCCTATCGTTGGACGAGGATCAAACCTAGTTGCAGAAACTGTTCAATTTAATGACGCTGGCGGAGTAACTCAGATTGTCCTCAATAGTGCTGGTGTTGCTACAGGAAATGGTTGGGCAGCAGGTGATGTAGTTGGCATTACTACTTCCCAGGTAGGAGGAAAGGGTAGTGGAGCACAACTATCAATTAGAGACATTGAGGGTATCGATACCTTGTATTTAACAAATGTTCAGGGTGAAGAAATAACCTCTGGTGGTTTACTTCAAATTTATACAGGTAGTACTGCTGGTCCTGCTTTAGCAGACACCTCAATTACCAGTTCCAGTCCTGTAGGTGGAGAGTTTGCTGGTAATGTATTTGAAGTAACTCATTACAATCATGGAATGACAGCAGACAACAATATTGTTTCTATTAAAGGTGTTGACCCCGATACTATTCCAACTCAATTATCAGTTGATCTAGATCTAAGCGATTCTGTCATTGCTCTTGCGGATACAACTAGTTTCTCAAGATTTGAAGGAATCACTACTGCTGCAGGATACTTGAAAGTTAATAATGAAATTATTTACTACGATAGTATTGCTAGCGGTCAGTTGGGCATTGCCACTCGTGGTGTTGATGGATCTGCAATTCAGAAGCACGCGAGCGGAAGTCAAGTTTATAAGTATGAAATTGGCGAAGTTTCTCTGACTAGAATCAATAAGCAACACAATATGTCCTCAACACCAGCTCTCAGCAATCTGAGAGAAATTGATTCATATCATCTAGAATTTGATAGAGGATCTAGAGGAACAGGAGAAGCACAATTGAGTTTCAGACAGGAATCTCAAGTTGGAGGTGCAAACATCTTTGCATCAAGAAACATTCAATATGATGTTGTTCAACCTCAATTCAATATCATTACCCCAGGTCAAGGATCTAAAGTTTCTGCAACTATGAGATCCGTCAGCGGAACAAGTGCGGGCGGTGCTGAACCATCATTCATTGATCAGGGATTTGAACCAGTTCTGTTAAATGCAGAAAATGATCTTAATTCTACTAGACTGGTCTGTTCTAAGTTGAATGAGACGACAAGGTTGACAACTTTACCAAGAAACCGTTCATTCACGATCGGAATTTCTATGGAAAGTACTGATTCTAATCTGTCTCCAACTATTGATACTCAAACTGCATTTGCTGGATTTGGAAGACATCGCTTGAACAATCCAATCTCAGATTATGTAAATGATTCTAGATCTAATAATGTAAATGATGATCCTCATGCATTTGTATACATTTCCAATAGAGTAAATCTTGCTCAACCAGCATCTTCTCTCAAAGTGTTTATTGCAGCGAATAGAGATGCCTCTGCAGACTTCAGAGTTCTTTATAGACTATTCAAGTCAGATTCAAGTGAAATTGAGCAGTCATATGTACTGTTCCCTGGATATGATAACCTGAATGACACTAATGGCGATGGATTTGGAGATGATGTAATAGATTCTTCCAAGAATAGCGGAAGAGCGGATGCATTCGTTGTTGCTAGTGCAAATGAAGAGTTTAGAGAGTATCAATTCAGTATTGATGATCTTGAGCAATTCTCTGGATATCAAATCAAGATTGTTGCTAGCGGAACAAATGAAGCTAAGTCTCCAACATTCAAAGATCTAAGAGCAATCGCACTAGCATAATATGGATCTAATTAGAGTTGAAGATAATCAAAACCTGTACAGAGATGCGGGTTCTGGTGCTATTGTAAATAAAGATTCTGCGGGGTATTCTCGATATATGTCAGAGAAAAAACGCAGGGAAAAGGAAAGGCAAGAGTTAGATGATGTTAAAAGTGAACTTGCCGAAATTAAAAAATTACTTCTTGATTTGACTAAACAAAACGGTTGAAATCTAAATAATTACATAAAGAAAACTTCATTATAGAGAAATGGCAGTATACGTAGCTAATCTGACAATTAATCAGGGAGCTGACTTCTATCAGACATTTAATTTGTCTAATTCTATTGGAGATACTGCTTTTGATTTGTCTGGTTTTACAATCGAAGCAAAGATCAGAAAACATGCTGCATCTGTTGGATTTACAACATTTACTGCAACTGTTGAAAATGCTTCAAATGGAACAATAAGTCTATCTCTCAACTCAACGCAAACATCAGCGTTAAAAGCTGGTAGACAAGTTTACGATATAGTCATTACTAGTTCTGGAGGATATAAATCCAGAGCAATTGAAGGAAGTGTCTTAGTACGAGAAGGAGTAACTTAATGGCATCAATCAGAGGTAGATTAGGACAATCGAATACTATTAAAGTAGTTGCGTCTAACTCTGTTACAGGATCTAGTGGCAGATTATCCGATATTAGTGACGTAGATGTTACTAGTCAATCTGATAAATTTGTAATGGTTTATAATGCTAATACTAACAAGTATGAGTTTGTTGATCCTGATCAAGTTCTTGTCGCAGCTGCTTCTACCGTTAATCCTGTAGGTAATAGCGGTCTTCCAACTGAATTTCTTAATGCTTTAAATACTGACCCCAATAGACCTGCCAACCCTGGTCTTGATGGGGGTACTTGGTAAAAATTTATAAATACCTACAAAAGAGTATTCAATAAGCGAGGCAATTAGATGGCAGCCGCTGTAGTTCAATTTAAAAGAGGTGCGTATGCTGGTTTGCCAGCCTTACAGGCAGGTGAACCAGGTTTTTCAACCGATTTCTACGATTTTTATATCGGTTTAGATAATACAATTGCAGGCAACAAGTTTTTCGGAAGTCAAAGATATTGGCAAAGAGAAGACGGTATTGAGTCTGCATATTTAAGTCTGGTTGATAGAGACGGATCCAATAAGATTTCGATCAAGTCTCCAAACGTACTTTCTGGAGTTACTACTTACGTTTTACCAGCGACTCCTGTAGCAGGAGGACTACTGCAATCTGATGCTGATGGACAATTATCCTGGTCAAGTGCTCTTACCCAGGTTAACTTAAGTAGTCTATATGTTACTGGTCTATCTACATTCCAGTCTGCAATTTATGTTGCTGACACTACAGACTCATCTGATAAAGATACTGGTTCCGCAGTATTTAATGGTGGTTTGGGTGTTGAACTTGCAACCAATATTGGAGGAAACCTAAAAGTAGGTGGTATTGGTACATTTGTTGGTGCGCTAAGTGTTGACGACACCACAGATTCTGATGGTCCAACAACAGGTGCTTTAGTTGTTGGCGGTGGTGTTGGTTTATCGAGAAATCTATATGTTGGCGCAGGTGCTTCTATTGCAGGCGTTACAACATTTTCAAGTGCAGAAAATACAACTGCTCTAGGAACAGGTGCAGTTGACATTAAGGGTGGTTTATCTGTTGCACAAAACGCATATGTTGGTGCCGCTCTAAGTGTAAGTGGCACAACAACACTTGAAGGTGCTACAAATATTAATGGTAATGTTGGTCTCGGTAATGCTGAAACTGATATTATTACAATTAATGCTGATATTCAAGGAGATCTTCTCCCCGAAA